ATTTCAGTATTGACTGGAAGATTAGATTTTACAGAAGCATTTGGAAATGGAAGTCCTATAATTCTTGATAAAGAAGGATTTTATATTAACATACAAGATGATTTAACTTCGTTACCATATTTTGAAATATCATTACATGGTATATTGATTAAATAAAGGGATATATATGACTAAAAGACAAATATTAATACTAAATATAATTGATTACTTATTAGTGCCATTTAGAAGAAATTTACCACTAGGAAAAACATTATATAAAAGGGGATATGATTTATGAAAAAAATGTTCAAAGATTCAGTAACTATTTTTAAAGATGGTTCAAAAAAAGTAATATCAGTAAGAGATGGATTTCAAGAATATTTAGGTGTTGAAATTGGAATGAACCCACCAGATAAAACTTTTAAAGTTTACAGAGATGCTAAAACTATCAGAAGTATTATAAGTAAGTTAGACAAAATACCAGTTACTAATGGTCATGTAGAACTAGAAGATATCCCAGAAGATAAAATTGTTGGATACATAGATGGTGCAAAATTGGTTAAATATATCAATAATGATTATGATTCTACAGTAGCTATAAAGAATGAAATACAAGCAAAAGATAATTTGGTAGAATTGACCAATGGAAATAATGAATTATCTCTTGGGTACTTCGCAGATACTGTAGAGCATAATGTTTATGACCTTGAACAAGTTGATATAGTGCCACACCACCTTGCTGTTGTAGAAGCTGGAAGATGTGGTACAATATGTAAATTCACAGATGAAAGGAAGGATATGAAAAACAAGAAACAATTTGTTGATGCTGAAAATCAAATTCCAGCAGATGAAGTAACAGATGAATCTTCTGAAAAAGAAACAACTGATACAGAATCAATGGAAAATGAACAAGAAGCAAAAGATGAAGAAACTTCAACTGATGCTATCAATCTTGCTAAAGTATCTGAAATTGTAAGAGATTTACCAGAAGCTATCAAGCTAATGGATATTGAAGAACTTACTAAATTAATTCCAGTTTTAGAAACAGCTATTTCAAGTGCTAAAGAAAATATGCCACAAGAAGAAGCTATTGAAGAACCTATGGAAGAAATTTCAGACGGAGATATGGTAGAAAAAGAAGAAGAAACTCTTGATGAATGTTCAAAGAAAAAAAACTATTCAGATTCTACAGAATTTAAAGATGCTGTAATGAAATTTGCTGATAAAAGAGTTGGTATAATTTTAAAAGCTAAAACATTTTTAGATGAAGGTTATGATTTTTCAAAAGACTGTAAAGATATTATGAGAGATGCAATTGCTACTCAAAATTCTGAACAATTTGCTGATGAAGAATTAGATGTAGCATTTAAAATGTTGAGTAAAGCAAAAGACTATCAAAACTTCGCTGATTCAAAAGCAAGTGAATTTGATAAACTAAAAGATAAGGAGATTTAATCATGGCATTTGGTACTGGTTATTTAGATGAAATTGGAAAAGTTGGTTCTGGAGAAATTTTAGGAACAGCTGGTGTTGTTACTTCGTATAATACTTTTGAAGAAGGTCTTAAAGGTGGTTTATTTTCAAAGTATGCGAATGGTGGTGTTGAACTTGTTGATGGTTCTGCTACTCCAGTTATTGCTGGTGTTGTAAAAAGAGAAGTTACAAGTGCTATTGAAAATGGTGGTACTTATACATCTGAAAATAATATCTATGCTGATATTATTGAATCAGGTTTAGTGACTGTAGAGGTTGTAGCTGGATTAACTATTGATAAGTTTGAGCCAGTTTATGTTTCTAATGGTGGAGATGCAAATGATGGTAAAGCAACAAATGTATCTACAGATAACGCAACAGTTGATGGATATTTCTACCAAGAAGTTTCAGCAAATGTATGGGCAATTAGACTTAAATAAGGCAAGGAGATAAGATATGACAATTGGACAATTATACGACTTAGATAGATTTAAAGCATTTACTGATAGTGCTTCGGCAACTGGATTTAAAGATAGTGCATCTGGTGTAGTTTTAGCAAGAAACTTAACAGCAGTGAACCCAAAAGTTTTTGAAAAGAGATACCCAGAGTTATCATTTTTAAATTCAGGTGTTGTTGCTGATAATACTGGTGGATACTCAAGAAGAATTCAATCATTAAGAATTGTTGAGCAAGGAGACTTCGCTGATGCTTCTGATTTATCAACTGGTAAAGGTAGAATTTCATTAACAGCAGAAGATTCATTCTTAAAAGTATTCCCTAAAGAAGCACATTCTGTATGGACTGATGATGATATCAAAGAAGCAGAGTTAGGAAACATTAACTTAGTTCAAAGATATATCGCTACACACAACAAAGCATACAACCAAAAAGTTGATGAAATTGGATATGTAGGTCACAACGGACAAGCTGGTTTATTAAACTATGCTGGATTCACTTCAACAAATTCTTCTGATGTAGTAGGAAACTTAACAGCACAAGAAATGTATGATGAAATCGCTACTTTAATTACAGAGCAAAGAAACGCAGTAAACAATACTCCAGAGTATTCATGTAACAGAGTTGCTATGCCTACTTCAGTAATGAACAAGTTACAAGTAACTATGTTAAATACAGCTAATGGTTCATCTACTGTATTAAAAGCATTACAAGATAACTTTCCTGATATTCAATTTGTAACTACATTTAGAGCATCAGATGTTGGTGGAGCATCTAAAGTAGTAGCATATTCAAATAACGAAGAAGCAATGGTAATGAGAATTCCAGTTAAATTAACTATTGGAGAAATTATCAAACAAACATCATTCAGCTTTAGAGTAGATTCTAAATTTAGAATTGGTGGACTTGATGTATTGGAAGATACATCAGCAAGAATCCTATCTGGACTTTAATAGTCCGATAGGCTAGGAGTCATTATGGAAGAAACTAATTTAAAAGATTTAACAGTTAAAGAACTAAAAAATATGGTAAAAGAATTAGGTGGTTCTGGTTATTCTAAAATGAAAGAAGATGAATTAATTGCTTATATAAAGGAATTAAAAAATGATACTGAAACTAAAACTGAAACTGATGAAGATGTTGTTAAATTCAAAAAAATTATTAAAGGTGTTTATGGCTTTAATGGTAGAGAATTTAGAGGTAGTATTGTTGAACTTTCAAAAGAAGAAGCAAATAGTAAAAAAATTAAAAGAGCCTTAGAACTTAATATCTTACAAAAAATGTAGTTTTGTTAAAGTCCATCTTGCATGGTGGGCTTTTGTAATACTACAAAGGACAATAAATGGCTTTAATAGATGATTTAAAATCAAGATACCCAAATATACCTACAGACTTAATAGATTCAAATTTTGTAACTTATGAAGCTATATACAATATTTATTACAATGCTGAATACGGACAAAATAAAACAGATGATGAAATTATATTAAATTTATTAGCACACTTAATTGTAAGTGAAGAAAATACTAAAAATGGAGAAAATATTTCTGTAGTTTCTGGAGAAAGTGCTGGTGGTGTATCAAGAAGTTATATAGCAAATGCTATGAATCAAGAAGATAAGTTTTTTAATTCTACTATTTATGGTCAAAAATTCTTACTTCTTACAAGCAGAAAAAATAAAATATATTTCGTATGAAACCAAACGATTTAACTCAAATAAAAAACATTTCTAAGCAAATTAGATTAATGAAAAAAACAGCAGTAAAGGTTGGACTACCTACAGATGTTGGACAATACCCAAATGGTCAATCTATACTAGAAGTTGGACAAAGACACGAGTTTGGATTAGGTGTACCTAGAAGAAGCTTTATTAGAGTACCATTCGCCAAAGAAACACCAAAAATTCAAAAATCAATAAAAGACGGATACAAAAATATAATAAATGGTGGGGATACAATAAAAAACCTAAACAAATTAGGAATTATTGGTCAAAATATTTCAAGAAATTCTTTCAAAAATCAAGGCTATGGAGAATGGAAAGATATTAAAGAATCAACTAAAGAGGCAAAAGGTTCAAGTAAAATATTATTTGATACTGGTAAATTAGTACAGTCGGTTCAATATTGGATAGTAAAGGAATAAAATGTCGTTACCAAATTTAAGTGGAGTAGTTAAAAGTTTCTCACAAGAAGTAATTCATCATAAAATATCTACAGTAATAGAAAATCATAGAAAAGTTGAATCGGAAACTACATCAACAATTAATGCAATGATACAGCCACAAGAAACAACAAAGCTAAACAAGGAAAAAGTAGATTATACTTTAAAATACATTTTAGTTCATAGTACAGATGAAATTGGTTTTGATGATTATATTACATATAAGCAAAAAAAATATAAATGTTTTGAAGTTGGAGAATGGAATGATTATGGATTCTTTATAGTTGTTATGGAGGAGATTAAATGATACTTGAAAAAATAGCAAATTATACTACAAGTGTAATGGGATTTAACGATAATGATGTTTTAATAGGTAGAGATAATATAACAATAGAAGATTTTGAAAGAAATATAATTGTTGTTGATTTTTTAGAAAGACCTACAGCAGTAACACAAGATAGAAAATACGATTATACAGAAGAAAAAGAATCATTCAATACTTTATTCAATGCTAGTTTTTCTTTGGAATTCTATGGTTCTAATGCCTATCAAAATGTTAATAACTTTATTAATCTATCAAATTCCCAAAGAAGTAAAGATTACCAAAAAATAAATGAACTAACAGTATTTAAGCCAAAAGGCTATAATGACCTAAAACAGCTAGTAGGTAAAAAATACTTTGAAAGATATGAAGTTGAGATTTTAGTACAATATAATGAAAGTTTAACTATTGATACATATAGGATTGAATCAATTCCAGTAAGTCAAATTGATGATACTGGTAATTCTGATGAATATTTAGTTGAATAAGATTAAAAGGAGATTACATGGCAAATTTAAGCAATGTTGTTAATGTTTCGATAGTACCTTCAGGAAGAAGCCTATCAAGAACTAATATGAATATAGTTTCTATCATTACAAGCGAACAAGGAGCATTAAGCAGTAACAGAAGAACTATTGCTTATACAGACCTACCATCAGTAGCAGAAGATTTTGGTACAAGTTCATCAATGTACGAGTATGCTAAAATTTTATTCGCACAAACAAAAAACCCTACAAATTCTGGTGGATACTTAGTAGCTGGATATTGGAGAGCAAGTGATGAAACTATTGATGCCACATCAGGTCAAGTAATAGGTTCACAAATTAGTGAAAGTGTAGCTATTGGTGTCCTACAAACTATTTCAGATGGTTCATTCGATATAGATGTAGATGGTGTTACTCAAAATGTAAATAGTTTAGATTTTAGAACAATTGATTCTATAGAAGATATTATTTCTATTTTAGATACGGCTATTACTGGAGCAACAGTAACAGAAGATGACCAAAAAATAGTAATTACATCAGACACGACTGGAGTTACTTCTTTAGTTTCTTTATTAAGTGCTGGAGCAAGTGGAACTTTTGTTGGAGAAATTTTAAATTTAGCAACTGGAACTGGTGCTGTATCTATTGCTGGATTAGACACACAAGTATTAAGTGCTGAATCAAAAGAAGATGCCTTAAACGAATGTCTTTCAAAAGAACTATTCAAAGGTGTAGTATTTATAGACAATCCAACAGATGTTGAATCAAAATCAATTGCTACATGGTGTAAGGCTAATGATGTTATTGGATATGATGTATTTGATTCTGATGATAACTTAGAAAAAGATGTTACTAATATTGTTTGGGATATTAAGTTATCAGGATTAGAAAACTACAGAATGATTTATAGAAAAGATGGAAACAGAAAAATTGCTGTAGCCGTAATGAGTAGATTACATACTGTAAACTTCAATAATGAAAATTCAGCTATTACTTTAAATTTAAAAGAACTTGCTGGTATTGTTTCTGAAAACTATTCACAAGATGAAATTAACAAAGCTAAAAAAGTTGGATTAGATTTATATACTAACTTTGGAGATTTACCAAAATTATTAGTATCTGGAGCAAATGGTTTTGCAGACAATGTTTATAACTTTATTGCTATTAAAAAATTCGTACAAATTGATTTATTCAACCTATTAGGTACAACTGGAACTAAATTAGCACAAATTGAATCAGATGTAAATAAAATTGTAGATACAGTAGAAAAAACATTAGCATTATTCAAAAAAGCAAAAGTTATTGGTGCTGGTACATGGAATAGTCCAGATACATTTGGAGATGTTGAGGTATTCAATAGAAATATTGAGCAAACTGGTTATTATGTTTATGCACAACCATTAAGCGAACAAGCACAAAGTGATAGAGAGCAAAGAAAATCTCCAGCTATTCAAGTTGCGTTTAAAAATGCTGGTGCTATTCATAGTGTTGATGTAACAATCCAATACAACTTATAAGGAGATATAGATGGCAATTACAAGTTTTAAAGTAGATAGCACAACTCTAGTTTTAAATGGTACAACTATTGGAGATTTCATTAATGGAGATATTATTGAATTAGCACCAGTAAACCCAGAAACAACTAGAACATATGGTAGGGATAGAAGTGTTAATATTCAAGAAAGAGCAGATAAAGATGTTTATACATTAAAATTTAGAGTTATGAGAAACTCTGATTCTGATATTTTTATGAATACAAGCATTAATTCATCTGATTTAGTTATTTTTGATGGTTCAATCAAAGAAGTTTTTGTAAAAGACGGAAGCGAATACACAGAATCGTTTGAATTACTATCAGGAAGTATTACAGACAAACCTACACACACAAGAAATAATGTAGATGGAAACTCACAAGTTGAGTACACAATCGAATGTTTTGCGAGAAGATTAGTATAAAATAATTTTCATGTATCCATTTTGTATCCAGTGTTGGATACAGTTTGGATACCCAGTATAGGTAAGGTAAGGTAAGGCTAGATTAGGAAAGAATATATCGTCAGAAATTAGGAGAAAAACTATGAACAAAGAACTAGAAGAACAAAGAAAAGAAATACTAAAACAATTAGAAGAATGGCATACACAAGGTATGTTTACTTTAAACGATAGAGATTATAAAATATCAAAATTATCACATCAATTTAGAATAGAAGTTATTTCAGTTTATTCACAAATAGAAGCACAGTTATTAACTGGAAATTATGGATTCTTACAAAATGAAGATTTTAAAAGAATTATGAAAAAAGTTGATGAAAAAATCATGTTTGATAATATGACTATTTCTAAGCTATCAAATCATTTTGAAGAATATCCAGAAGATTACTTAGACTATGTAGCTATTTCGTTAAAGGTTATTTGTTACCCTTTATACAAAACCAAACTCCATATAGGCTTAACAGATATATAAGTAGGGATAATTACTGGAAACAGTATGTAGAACATACAAACCTATCAGAAACAGATATATTGTTTATAAGCTTAACTAAAAAAGGTTATGGCAGTTTGGATACTATTAAAAAACTAGATACAGATGATATTTTAAAAATACTAGAATATGAATCAATAGTTTCAGATATAGAGCAATTAGCTATAGAAGATTCCAAAAGAGAAAACTAAGACTATCAAAATTGATGGTCTTTTTTTTATGATATAATCAAAATAAAAAAGGACAAACATGGTAGCTACTGAATTGGTAACTAAACTATCATTTGCTGGTAGTTTAAAGCCTTTAGATTCCTTAAATGCTGGTCTAACAAGTGCTATAGGTTCAATAGCAAAAGTAGGTAGTGCATTTACAGCTGGAGCAGTTGCTTTAAATGGTTTTTTAGTAGCTTCACTACAAAGCACAGATGCCCAACTTCAACTATCTAAAGAAATAGGTGTATCAGTAGAAGAACTTCAAACATTAGGTTATGTAGCAAGTGTAAATGGTTCTAGTGCTGAACAAATGCAAAGTTCACTTCAAGGATTGGCTAAAAAAATTGGAGAAGCATCAGTTCAAGGTAGTGCCGATTTCTCAAGATTAGGTATTTCAGTAAGAGATGAATTTGGAAACATAAAAAAATCTTCAGATGTGCTATATGAAGTAAGAGATAGATTTCAAGAAATGGGATTAAGTGTAGAGCAACAACAAGCCTATTTAGATAAATTTGGTATTGATTCATCATTAATTCAAACTTTAAATTTATCTGGCAAGGAAATAGACAATTTAGTTAATAAGGCAAAAAGCTTAGGAGTAGTAACTCAACAACAAGCACAGCAAGTAGCAAATTTCAATGATAGCTTTACAACACTAAAGTACGGAATAAATTCAATTCAAAAGCAAATAGCTATAGCTTTTGCACCTCAACTACAAGATTTGGCTGGAGGTTTTACAGACTTACTATCAAGCAATAAAGATTTAATACAAAATGGATTAAAAAAATTCTTTGAAGTTGTAAATGCTGGATTAGGAGCAATATTTAATTTTGGAAAACTTATTTATAGTTTAATAGACAATACAATAGGTTTAGAAAATGCTTTAATGTTGGCTGGTGCTGGAATGTTATATCTAAATAGAGCAATGTTTATGAATCCAGTTGGATTAATAGTTGGTGCTTTAGTTGGATTAATAGTTGTTATAGATGATTTAATGGTTGGACTTCAAGGTGGTAAAAGTTTAGTTGGAGATTTTTTTAAAGAATGGTTTAACTTAGATATTTTTACTTTAATGAAAAATATTGGAACTTCATTTGACAACATGATTACTGGAATTAAAAATAAATTTAAAAATTCATTTGATATTATTAGAAATTCAATAAAATCTATAATTGAATTTATTCAGCCACTATTAAATGCTGTAGATACAGTTAAAGACGGCATAGGTGGTTTTTTTGGAAAAATGTTTGGTTCAAATGATAATATAACTAAAGATAGCACCAAACTAGCAACTTCAAGTATAAGTAATAATGCAAACAGTAATTCAAGTAGTAATGTTTCAAACAATATTAAAATTGAAGTTAAAGCAGACAACCCAGAAGTAGCTGGTAATTCAGTAATGACTGAAATTAATTCGCAACTTAAAAACGCAAATTCAAATTTTAATAGGGCTGGTGTATAATGATAAGAGATTCTATTAGACAAATAACAAGAGATACTTTTAAAAGCTATAAAAAAGATGATAGACAAAAAGTTGGTATAGGTGGATATTTACTTGATGTAAGGATTTCAGAAAATTATCAATACACAAGTGATGTGCCAGAAAATCCAGTTGAAGATGGTTCAGTAATGCATGACCACATTATTAATAAGCCTATTCAAATAACTTTAGATGGAGAAGTAGCAAACATAAAAAAAAGTGATGATTTTCTTCCAGAACCACTAGAAAAATTAATCGATAAAACTGGAGATTTATTATTAAAAGTATCTCCAATTAAAAGAACACTACAACAATCAGAAAGAATTGAAAGAAAAGCTAAACCAATTATTGATGCTTACAAAGACATAAACGATTTGATGAAACAAGGTAAAGAAATTTATGATTTTTTTGGTGGTAGAAAAGGTAGAACTGAACAAGATAACTTTTTTGATTTAATGGACATGATATATCAAAATAAACTTTTAATTAGTATAGAAATGCCGTTTGGTGTACTTGAAAACATGAGAATTACATCATTAACTATTTCAAAAGATAGTGAAACAGACCAAAGACTAAAATATAAAATAACAGCAAAAGAAGTTAGAATTGCTAAAACTATTCTAATTAGCAAAGAAGATGTTAAAAAATATTTTAAAAATCCATCAAGAAGTACATCTAGTAAGACAGAATCTAAAGAAAATAAAGGTGTACAAGAAGGCACAAAACAAAAAAAATCTTTACTATCAACAATATTTGGATAGTTTAATTAAAGGCAATACATGTTAAAAATAGATATAGGAAATGAACCACATCAAGAACTATTAATACCATTTGAAAATAGTTTTATTAGATTGGAATTAAAATTTTTAGGCAATTTTTGGATTATGAATATTGTTTATGAAGATAAGACGATATATGGATTAAAATTATCAAGTAAAGTTTTAATGCTAGATGGACATAATTTACCATTTGATTTCATAATAGATGATGTAAATAGTGGTATTGACCCATACACAGTAGATGATTTCGTTAATGAATTTTTTGTATTAAACCTAATAGAAAGAGATGAATTAGAAGAACTAAGAGGATTTGAAGTTGAGTAGATTTAACAGACAGTATTCACTTGTAATAACACTTTTAAATGGTCAAACAATAGAAATACTTCCAGATATTAGAGTTGTATTTGAAGCACAAAAATCTATTAATATGGGACTGAATACATGCAAAATTCAAATATATAATTTAAAATCAGTTAATAGGGAAAATCTAGTAAAAGATAAAGAAGATAATGAAAAAATGCCATTCATTCTTAGCATAGGATATGATACACAAGTAAAAAGAATATTTGAAGGAAATGTGTTAGAAGCTAAAACAGAACGAAAAGGAATGGACTTTATAACAACTATAGAATCTCAAGATGGTGGATTTGATTATAAAAACAGCTATACATCTAAAGTAGTAAAATCAAACGATATTGATGCTATATTAAAGGATATGGAAAACACTCAAAAAGGTAAAATTTCTAAAAAATTAGTTTATTCAAGACCAAAAGTGTTGATTGGAAATAGTGCTAAGTTAATAGAAGATTGCTTAGATGAAGATGAAACAATGTTTATTGATAACAATACATTACATATAATTAAAAAAGATGAAGTAATAAGTGATTATATTCCAGTAGTTTCATCAGATAGTGGACTTTTAAATTCTCCAACTAGAAGTAATCAACAAGTAAATTTTGAAACTTTAATGAATCCAGAATTAAGTGTAGGTGGATTAATGGAATTAGTAAGTTTATATGCTGTACATTTGAACGGAGTGTACAAAATTGAATCAATTAAATACAAAGGCGACAATTATGGTACAGACTGGAGTATGGAAGTTGTATGTATGGAAGCAAAAGATTATAAGGTATTAAAATGATTTATAACAATACGGCAAACCCCACTATAGAAAATGTAATTATGAGTGCAATAGCAAACGCACTAGCAGATACTCACACAAACCTATTAGCAAAAGTAACAAGAGTAAATAGCAAAACTATTGATTGTAAACCAGTTATTTCAAAAGTTGTTAATAAAAAGAAAATAGATTTACCAACATTTATTGAAGTACCAGTTATTAATTTTTTAGGTGGTAGTTCATCAATTCAAATGCCTATAGAAGTAGGAGATTATTGTATTTTATTTGTTAGTGAAAGATGTTTTGATAATTGGTACTCTGGCAAAGATTTTGAAAGACCATTAGAAGTAAGGTTTCATGATTATTCAGATTCAGTTGCTTTAGTAGGATTAAAAAATAAAAATGGAGAACTTGATATTCCAACAGTAATAACAATATTAGGCGATACAAAAACTGTAGGTAATTGGAATATGACTGGAGATATTGATATTTTAGGAGATGTTAATATTGTTGGCAATTTAAATGTTACTGGGAACATAGGAATTACTCAAGGAGATTTAACTGTAGATGGAATAAGCTTTAAAAACCATGTACACCCACAAAATGACGGAAACGAATTAGGTGGTGGAGTTGATACTGGAACTTCCAAATAGAAATAAGTTTACATTAAACACATATATTATATTATAAACAAAAAGGATTTTTTATGAAAGAGTTTATAATAGAAAAAGGAAGAAGAAAATATAAGTTTACTTGTGAAAAATGCAATTCTACTTATTTTAGAAGAATAGATACTGCTAAAAACAATAGCACCATGTGTATTAATTGCACTAGAAAAAGCAAGGCACCAAAAAAACATGGAGATTGTGGGACTAAACTCTATTTGCATTGGGCAAATATGAAAAACAGATGCTACGGCATAGCAACTCAAAAAAATAGAGATTACAAAGCAAAAGGAATAATAGTTTGTAAAGAATGGAAAGATAGCTATGAAAATTTCAAAGATTGGTCATTAAAAAATGGTTATAATAGTGATTTAACATTAGATAGAAAAGATAATAATGGAATCTATGAGCCAGAAAATTGTAGATGGATAACAAATATCGAGCAACAGTCAAACAAAAGAGAAATTATAAAATCAAATACCAGTGGATTCAAAAACATATCTTTTAACAAGAAAAGTAAAAAATGGAGATTATCAATAAAAAAATATAATCTTAAAATAGACAAATTGTTTAATACTCTTGATGATGCTATCAAATTTAAAGAAAATATCTTAAAAGGAAATAAATGAAAGTTAGAAAATTAGATAAAAACAATGATTGGAATTTTGGTCAAAATTTAGATAATTATATTTCAAATGAAAATGCTGTATTGCAAAATGTAGCAACTAGAATTAAAAGTTTTAAAAATGATTGGTTTCTTGATTCAGAAGCCAATATAGATTGGTTAAATATTTTAGCTAGTAAAGAAAATGAAAAAACTATTATAAATGAAGTTGAAAGAGTTGCAGTAACAACAGAAGGTGTACTTAGAATTAACTCAATAGAACTAGAAAAGCTAAGTCAAAGAGGGTGTAGAATCCAAATAAACTTAGATACAATATATTCAGAAAACAACATTTTAGGAGTATCTGTATGATTATAGACAGAAACGGAATACAAATAGATACATTTGAAGAAATTTTTGATAGTATATCTACTCAATTTAAAGATATTTATGGTCAAGACATAAACATATCACAAGAGTCTCCAGATGGTCAAATGATAGGTATTTTAGCGAACACAGTATATGATTTGCAAACATTCATATCAAGAATATATAACAGTTTTGACCCAGACTTTGCACAAGGTCAAGAATTAAATAAAATATTAAAACTTATTGCAGAAACAAGAAATCCACCAACTAAAAGTATAGTTGATTTAATAATTACTACAAATTCAGTAGTAACTATTCCAGCTGGTTTTACAGTAAAAGATGATAACGACAATGAATGGCAAACACTAAAAGAAGAATCTTTAGATGTAGGGGAAAATACAGTAACTTTTGAATCTTCAATTTTTGGAAACATAATAGCAATGCCAAATACAATAACAACTCCAGTTGATGTATATGTCGAAATTGATTCATTTACTAATCCAGCAAGTGCCATAGCTGGTAGAGATGAAGAAACTGATACTAATTTAAGAATTAGAAGAAACAAATTACTTACAGTAAATGCTAAAAGTACAATAGGTGGAATTAGTGCTAAATTAATAGCACTAGAAAATGTTTCAGATGTAAAAGTTTATGAAAACTTCACAGATACTTATGATGCTGAAAAAGATTTACACGCACATTCAATATGGTGTATCGTAGATGGTGGAGATGTAGATGAAATTGCAGAAGTAATAGCAAAAGACAAAACTATTGGAACTGGATTAAAAGGTCTAACTATTGGTACATGGTTAGAAGAATTTGTAAAAGGAGATGGAACAGTAAGATATCATACTCATGAAATTTTATTTGATAGACCTACTGAAATACCTTTATATATTAGATTTAGCTACAAAAAAAGAAATCCTTTAGACACGATAGACGAAGTATATATAAAAAATGAATTGCAAAAACAATTCTTTAATATTGATGAAGATTTAAACGCAACAGAATTATATGCAGATATTTATGGTATTACAAATTTAATAGTAGCATTTGATTTAGAAATAAGCAATGATGGTGTTACATGGGTAGATGATATATTAGAAATGGGATATGGAGAAAAATTTACATTAAGTACAGATAATATCACATTAACAGAGGTGTAACATGGGATTATTTACAGATGAATATAAAAAACTTTTAATTGTTCAATATTCAGATAAGCCAAAAGCACTTGCTACAATAGAATCTTTATTAGCACCACTTGAAGATATTTACGACAATATGTTTCTACTTGAAGATGCTTTTGATTTAGACAAAGCATTAGGTGTTCAACTTGATGTAATAGGTAAAATTGTTGGCATATCAAGAGAAGTGCCTTTTGTAGTGCCTAAAAATTTCTTTGGCTTTCAGGATAATACTTTAACTGCATATCCAATGGGTAATAAATTTTTAAATGTAATAGCATATCCAATAAAAGATAAATTTGAACTGGATTATTCTACTGGAATACTTGATGATTATAGGTTTAGAATTTTTATTAAGGCTAAAATTGCAAAAAACTATGCAGTTGCAAAATTTTATTCTGAAAATGGAATATCTTTACCAAATGCACTTGACTATTTATTTTCTAGTAAATCGTATGTTGTTGATAATAAAAACATGAGCATGACAATATATATTGATAGGGAATTTGATATAAATTTGATACAATATATAAAACAATTAGATTTAATACCAAGGCCACAAGGTGTAAGATACAAGGCAATTATACAATATTCAGATAAAAAAACTTTTGGATTTGGTGTAAATAATACAGGTTTTGGAGATAAATTTTCAAATCCAATTAGTAGTTATTTTGCTACAAAAATATTATAAAAAGGAATAAAATGTTTAATCGTTTTAATGGAAATGTAGAACCTTTTGCTAGTAATTCTACAGGAACTAACAGAACTGTTTTTGGTGATACAGTACAAAGTGATGATATAGATGATAACTTAAATACTGATTTTAAGTTAGGTTGGGAAATTGTAGGTGTTAATGATAATCCTACAAAACAAGATTTTAATGCTTTAGCTTTTACGATAAGTAATTTGTTATCATATCTATACCAACAAGGTGTAGCTGAGTGGAATACAACACAAGAGTATTTTGAAAATAGTTATTGTGTAGGATCTGATGGTAAATTATACAGAGCTAAAACAGGAACTTCAGGAACACCTAATATAGGTAACAATCCAACAACAGATAGTGTTAATTGGGATGGCCTTGATGCTGATTTATTAGATGGGTTAACATCATCACAATTTTTAAGAAGTGACGCATCGGACCACATGTCGGGTCAATTATCAGGTGCAGTAGGTGCTATGGCTACTGCAGGAACACTTGATTGGAATGATGTAACAAATGCGAGAGGTGGTTCAGGCTTTACTTTATTATTAGGCTCAGAGTCTAATGGACCTGGTGGAAGTTCTTACTATCATACGTTTGGTTTTGAATTAGGTGTAAATAAAAATGGTACAGGTAATTTAACTCAATTTGCAATACCTTATGGAAATGTTGCGAATACAACTATAAAATTCAGAACAAAATTTTCTTCAGTTTGGTCTAGTTGGATCGAGTTAATAGATTTAGCAACAGCTACAACAGAAGCTAAAACTTTTGATATAGGAATAAATCAAACATGGCAAAATGTAACTGTAAGTAGGGCTTTTGGTGTAACTTATACTAACACAACAGGAAAGCCAATAATGATAGCGATAGGAACAACTTTCACATCATCGTCATCAAATTTACAACCAACAGTTAATGGTGTAGTTTTACTAAATAGTTATTTATCAGGAGCTAATGGTGGTAATAGTGCTACGTTTATTGTACCTCCAGGTAACACTTATAGTGCAACATCTGTTGGAACAACATTGGGTTATTGGGTAGAACTAAGATAAAAAAAAGGACTAAAAATGAATTACTTTAAAGATGAAAATAATGAAGTTTTTGCTTATGATGATGAGCAAGTAGAACAAGGTTTTGGAAAAGATTTAACAAGTATCACAGAAGAAGAAATGAAAACTCTAACTTATGTAGAACCTGTGATTAATCTGAAGTTTGAAGGCGAAGTTTATTCACTCAATGATGTAGATTATCAAGTATCATTTATGAAAGATGATGCTGATGGTATGATGCAAGTTAGTATGGCTTTTCAATTAGGTCTTACTGAAACAGTTATTCATTTTGAAAATGGAACTAAAATGCCTATAAAGAATACAGAGTTTGAA